ATGAGGACCAGTCACACCAAAATATGAATATGGAGCGCTGTTAAACGGGAACTCTCTGTAATATGACTTATAGTCATATGCGAGGATAGTAGGTGTAAACAGAGACCTCAGAACATAACCAGGAAGGTAATATACATTCAGAATTTGGTGCATCTTACCCGCAGCTGCAAACAACTGAATACCAACGTCCATATATGTACCTGGCTTAAAGAGTTTATTGTTACCTGTACTATATGGGTATGGTTTGAACGGGTCCATACAATAAAGCATAGTACCATTAGGATATACAGTACCAGGCATTGTTGCACCCCCAGTATCAGAAAGCGCCTTTGATGGCTGAACGTTTAATTTCCAACCGTGAAAGTCGTTAATAGCGTTTGTTGCGTTTGTTGCAATAAATCCGTTAATCCAAGAAGACAAAGCTGGCTCTCTGTCTGCGTCAAAAACAAACGGTGAAATTGCCATAACGATATAACAATCAGTAGGATTTTTTGGTCCAGATGGGAACTTAGCTGAGCTTGAACCCCAATTCCAATTCCAATCCTTCTTGTAATACCATCTCTCTGGTGCTGAGTTGTTTGTCCTATAGACACGCGTGTCGAGTAGTGGGTGTTCACCTCTCGTAGCATGCTCCATGATACCAGCTTCAACGCTCTCACGAGCCATTTGACAAGGCAGATATTTTGCTTCAAACATAAATGTCTGCCACCAGTCAATGACGTAAGGAATTTTCACTGTTTCGTTATTAACGTATATTACGTCTGATACCGCCGCGTAGATTGTCCTTCCGTCGAGAGTAGGATTAGTAAAACTGATGTAGTTACATTGTCCTAGTAATGAAGGACTGCCACTAATTTTTAACAGACCTTCATGGTAGATATAACTAGCAGAATCTACAGTCTTGATAGCTCTCTTATTGAAGTAAGCGGTCTGTGCTGCTTTACTTGAAAACGTTAACTCGTGTTGAGAAGTGATTTCTACATTTTGGTATAGTGTAATGTTAGAATCTTGAGGAAATAGTTGTTGTGCCATTATCGTCCAGTCCATTCCATTCTTGCGTTTTTAATTTTATCTTGGTATACAGGGGTTGAGCTAGATTCAATAAATTCTTTAAAATCCAAGGTATGTTTACAACTGAGGATTTTTTTATTTGGATAAAATCTTGCTGTTAAAATATCGTCTTGATGTGGTACATGATTAGATATATAGATATTACGTACATATGGGATAATATCAATAACACTTACTTCCTGTGGGTATAATTGTAACGTAAAGTTCAATGCTTTATGGTCCTTATCATACTTTTCTTTATTAGCATCGTATGTTTTATTGAGAATAGTCGTATAATAATTATTCCATCCCTTATATACATCTGGGTTAGACGCTGTTGGTATAAGAAAATTAACATTGCCTACCTTATTAGGGGCTATATCAACACCCATCTCATCAATAGTTGTTTTACTTGACGACATCTTGATACACCACCGCTCCTTTCATTGATACAGGCACGCCGTTATTAAAAGTATCGTATAGTTTAGGTATTCCTGGTACATAAAACTCAACTTCGTAGTAACTTCCAATGATTTTTTTATAATTACTACTAACTCTCGCTAATCGTGCAGGAAACAAGTCACGCCCGTCGTTTGTTAATTTTCCATCCACATGGTCGGTTATTAAATTATGAGTTGGTCTTACTTTTGTATGTTCATTATAATACACACAATTATAAGTCGGAACGCGATTCAGTAAATATTGTATGTCAACGGTATATTTAGTTTCGTTAGCTACAATAATAATCTTAGGAGGAAAATACACACTGAATCTACTAGAAATATCTCCATTGCGAGCGCTTAACATGAATTTAAATACAGCAGCACTTTTCTTCGTTACTGGATTGAAAAATAAATACAAATAAGTATCACAATTCGCGATATGAGCTATACCAGGGTTAGCGTAAGTGTCAAAATTGTTTTTTAGACATATTTTAGCGTTAACATAGTTTCTTTCGTTGAGTATTTCATCTAATCGAACACCCTTTAACTCACTAATTGTTGTTTTTGAAATCATATTACACTCACTTCGTCAATAGAAATCAAATATAAGATATAATCTTCTTCTGTCATATCTGGTACTCGTTTACCCATCCAAGCGGCAATTTTAATGAGTTTTTTCTCCATAGCGGAGGAGTAGTCGTCTCCTCCACTTTCGAGTACATATGTTATACCAGAACTGTTTACTGACATACTGGTAACTTATTAAATCTATCTACAAGGTGGTTACAGCCGCCATCACCACCCAGGGTTTTGTAAGTCTCTACGAATTTATTGATTCTTTCAACATCATCGTGTGTTGAACTACCATTTTTTTCTGATTTAATAGTAATATAGTCAACGTTAGAATAAATGATACTCTTCAAAATATCATTCGTATCATCACGATACTTTAAAAACTTACATAGTAACCCTGCACCAGTAATTATTGTCGCTCCAGTAGACACAAGCATGCTAAAATCTAAATACATAAACACCTCGTCTTATAGATAGATAACTTGACCAGGATAAATAAGATTTGGATTAGAAATACCATTCTTATCAACAAGGTAACTTACAGACACGCCATATTTGTTAGCGATATAAGACAGAGTATCTCCACTCTCAACAGTATAAGTAGATGGCTCGCAGAGGTCGTTTACAATACTCTGAACCTCGTCGTAATCCCAACCAGCGTTAGTAAGTCGAGCTTTACGGTCATCACCATTACCCCAATAACCGTCGATTACCTCATGAGCGATATCTGTAGCAGTCTTAGATGGAGCTGGTGCTGGAGTTGAAGAACCAGAGCCACTCAAGTCATACACACTAAGGTCTACATAACAGACATTCTTGTCAATAGGAGTGCTGGTGTACTGATGCATAGTACCATAACCACTCATATCGTTCTCAAGTGAACCAGAGTTGCTACCCCAAGCTGCTACCCACTTGTCGTAACGAGAGCAAGTGCCACTTACATACTGAAGCCAGCTCTTAGAACAATAAATACCAGTGTAATAGCCAGCACCCTCAACAATCTCGCAGAAAGCGTTAGAGATAGAATCAAGGCTCCAATAAGATAGACCGTGCCTAGACTTATAACCATCTGCGTCTTCCTGGTCAAGCCAGCAACCAACCTTAATATCGTTAGCGTAAGGAGCGATTACCTCCAGGAAGCGATTAGCTTCAGCGCGAGCTTCGTCCTCGTTAACAGCGTAACTATACCAGTATACACCAAAAGGGATTCCAGCACGCTTACATTTAGCTACAAAACCACTAAAGCGAGAGTCCTCATTAACATCATAACCAGCACGAATGATTACAAAATCATACCCAGAAATATCAATATCACCATTATGGTATGATACATCGATTCCATATTTCATTTAGTCCTCCTTTTTATAGTTAGCTGAAGAAATCTGAAGCAGCGCACCGAGGAATACACCAGTAGCGGTGATGGTAGCACCATACGTCTCTACGTTAGCGATACCCCAAATCTTTCCTACAGTCAACACGAATGTAGCAAGTGCTGGCATAGCAATTAGTGCAACGTACTTCAAAACATCATAAGTCTCGTTTTTCATAATTCTCCAATCATTAGACTTATATTTAATAGATGGTCTGAGGAGTTTCACCCTAAGAATGAGTTTGTTTCTCAACCGCTCTACGCAGGTTTTACCCCGTACAATCGTAGCCACGAGACGTAGAATGAAACTCTCTCAGACCGAATATATAGTATACCACATTTTGTGATATATTATACCGAGATTATCCAACTTCCTTTTCGAAATCTTCTCCTGTGTAAACAACTGGTACAACGAGCTTAATAGAGCTTCCGACTATGTTAGGTGATGTAGAGATAATCACGTCATCTCTAAATCCAACCGAACCGTCTGCGCTATCATAATCGCCCCTCATACCTTTAGTTACATTATAGCCGTAAATCGGTTTAAGTATAACCAAAGAAGTTTTCAAACCTTGTTTAAAATCCGTGATGGTGATTTTATTAGCCATATGAACACCAGCGGATGAACTTTGATAATATTCATTTAACGTGATGTCAAGAATACCAAACATACTGCCTGGAACCCACTTCAACTCGCATTTTGAGATAGGTGCAGGGGATTTATCAATTAACACCTGGATGGTAGTGGAATTTACTCCTTGAGTAATAGGAAACGTTCTAGGGGTGCCCGAAGCACCTGCTGGACCTGTTGGACCAATAGGACCTTGAATACCTTGAGGACCCTGTGGACCAGTTTCGCCCTTGTCGCCCTTAGGACCTATTGGACCCGCTGGACCCATAGGACCTACTGGACCGATAGCTCCTTGAGGACCTGGAGTTCCCGAAGCACCCGCTGGACCTGCTGGACCGACTAATCCACGCTCACCTGGGTCACCTTTAGGTCCTTGTGGACCTGCTGGACCAACTAATCCTCTATCACCCTTAGGACCCGCTGGACCTACTGGACCTTGAATACCTTGTGGACCTTGAGGACCTGTAGCACCAGACCCGCCAGCGCCACCGCCAGCTGGACCTGCTGGACCTGGAATACCTTGTGGTCCTTGAATTCCCTGTGGACCGCGCTCGCCTGGTTCGCCTTTATCACCCTTAGGACCTGGAATACCTTGAGGACCTCTCTCGCCTTGTTTGCCTGTAGGACCTACGGGACCCATAGGACCTGCTGGACCTGCTGGACCTGGCTCGCCCTTAGGACCTGCTGAACCTACTGGTCCTACTGGTCCTGGAATACCCTGTGGACCACGCTCACCTGGGTCGCCTTTTGGACCCTCTGGTCCTACTGGACCTTGCTTGCCAGTTCCAGACACTCCGCCTTTAACAGCGTCTAACACACTCTGCCATGTACCGACATTGGTTTCAATCGTAAATGCCTTATCAAGCCACTGGTCTTTAACAGGCTCTTTATCTTCACTCATATATTCTCCTTAGAAATAGAACTCATCGTAAATTTGCATAAACAGGTCATCAAACAATGTCCATACAAAGTCAATCAGAGGGATAGTTCCCATAAGCGAATCGTAACTATACGTCATAGTTTCGCTCGTACCTTTGGACTTATTCTCAGAGGTAGCGTCACCTGTGTTAGACGTTGTAGTATTAGTCTCGCCTTTACGCTCTTGGTTGTTTTTAACATCCGTTGTAGATGTACCACTGCCTACATCTTTCGTAGTCTCAGTATTATGAGTATGAGACTTATTGAAATCTTGGTCTGTAGTGGTAGTAACCTTTTCGTTCTGATGTGAGGTTGTAGTAGTAGAACCACCGCCTGTAGTAGAATCGGTTGAACCACCTACATTATCCTCAGTATACGTAGCGTTTGTAAGATACGTACCAGAGCGGACTGCATCCAAACCATTTTGAGGTGTATCGGAAAATTGATTCCAGTGACTATCACTATGAGCGCCATGAGTGGTTGTCATTGCTTTATTAGAGGTCTCTGTAGTGGTAGTACCTGTTGGTGTGGTTACAGATGTCGTAGACAAACCAGAGTTGCTATCACCTGTTGATGTGTTAGTGTTTGTGTTAGAGTTGCTATTTTCTACATGCTGCGTGGTTGTACCAGAATCAGACAGAGTATTAGACGTACCGTTACTTGTGTTATGAGACTTACCGTTTGAGGTACTATCGCTTGTAGTAGTCATTTTAGAAGTGAACAGACCGTCTTTAACCAAATCCAACGTAGAGTTGATATAGTCGTGATACTGTACAAACTTACCAATAAGAGCGGTCTTAAACAGTCGTGGTGTTTGGAAGCCAATCTCATCATTGAAATAGTGTAGTACAAACATTAAACCAAACGCCTGGCGATACTCCTCTTTGATAGTATTCAAAGCATACTCTGGAATAACCGCCATAACTGAGTTAGCAAGCTCAATCATGTCTGGTGTATCATCTTCATCATGGAAATAGTGTTTATCTGGGAAATTACTCTGAAGATACTCTCTAATCGTTATCGTGTAATTCGCCATTGTCTGCCTCCATGGGTGCCTTAAACTCTGTATCAGTCGTCTCTTGACGTGCGGTTACTGTAACATTCAGACCATATTTCTTATTCAATCTCTCGCAAAACTCAACACGATTCATAAGACGAGAATTGAGGGTAATATCAGCAGCTTGTTTAGCCATCTGAACCTCGCCAGTAATCATACGCTCTTTCTTAGACGACATGTTAGTCACACCGAGCATTTCTAGAGCTTCATTCCAAATGTCTTCGAGGTGTTCCATAATGTCGTTATACTGCGGTACAGTAGGAAGGTTTAAGACCTTTACTATATCTGGGTCAAATTTAGTTCCCACTGAGATAGCTTGCGAGAAGTTAAACAGACTCGAGAAGAACTGAGCAATGGTCTGAGCCATGTTCTTACCAGCAGCAATAATATACGGTCGATTTTGCTGTAATACGTTATTACGCATAGTTGCGTGTGTTTCGTACAAAAGACGTGCGTATAAATCAATACCTGTAATGAGCGAGGATTTAGTGTTATTATCGTAAAGAATTTCAAAGTCCTCTGGGACAATATCTGCTCCACCGATAGCACTCACGCCTCTGATTTCAGCAGGGTCACCATACATATCAAGCACACCTTGATTAGTGTAACCAAGTGAAACCCACATATCGGTATTTTTTGGTTTAATTAAAGCAGCGGTACCTTGCGTGAGAAGAATCCACTCTAGGTATCTGCGGTTACAAGTGTCTGGAAGTCCGTCCCAGTCAAATTGCGAAAGAGCAATATTTACTAAGCGCTCTCTGTAATAGTTATACAGTTGTTTATTATTAAACACTGCAAGCTCTCTTGATACTTGAGACATGCATCTCCTTCCGATAAAATACCCCTCCCCTTACGAGGAGGGGTTAAATTTATTTACTGCTCGACGAAGTAGCGAACATTAACAAATGGGTTATAGGAAATAACCTGCCAGATGTGGAGGAACTGGTTAGTATTAAGATGAGCTGCATCGTACTGAGTGGTTGCCTTATGAAGCCTATCGAAAATCATAAGGAAGTTAACATCGAATACAACACCAGCAACCTTAGCGAGCTTAGCAAGCTCATCAGTGGTAAATGGAGTGTAATCAGCGATGAGACCCTGCTCCTTAGCTTCGTCCATAAGGGCGGTGAGACGCTCAGTCTCGACAGTGTTGAACTTGAAGGAGTTGACCGCAATAAAGTTATTACGATACTCTGCTTCGGAGAGTTGGAATGCATGAGCAAGGGAGCCGACCTGGAGAACAGCAGCAGCATGGTTACACATCATAACATGCTGAGCATCAACAGGAGTGCTGGATGGAACACCAGCGATATTTGCGCTAGAGTCAATAGCGGTCATATCTGCGGATGCTTCTTGAATCTTAATCAGAGCATCATCAGAAGTAGTCTTAGTAAGAGCAGGAATAGTTACCTTAACAGCTGCTTCGTTATCGAGATATGCACGAGCGAGAATCCACTTAGTAAGGATAAACTCATCAAGCTGTGCAGAATCCTCGAGACGACCGATAACACGAGACACGAGGTCGGTTACGCCGTTAATGGAAGAGAATGCCTGTGTAAGCTCGTCCTGGTTAATGGTAACACGATAGAGCGTCTTACGATTAACTGGGTGGAAGACGAAGCGAGTGTCTGGACGATTAGTCTTAAAGACGTCACCAGGGTTAGCAGCTGTCCCTTAAACACATCTGACGCTGCCGACGACTCCCTAC